GTAGCTGTTAGTATATATACATAAACCACCCCTTTAAAAATTATGCATCTCAAGGGTTTTTGACTTGACTTTACGCAAATTATTTGCGATAAGAGTACGTGCAAGAAGATCATCCAGATCAAACACAGAGGTTAATCAAGGAAGAGTTGCTTTCTGATATAGATCTCAAGATTAAGGAATTCGTAAAGAGTTCTGACCTTGATGGCGTTAAGGCTTTAGAGAAGTACGATCCTGAGAAGGCTGCTAAGATACTGTTTCTGAGTGCTAGTGGCAAGACTCAGACTCAGTTAGTGCGCAAGTACGGGTTCAAGAGGGATACTATTGTTAGGGTACTGGCTACTTATGCGGATCATTTAGGTAAGTGGAGAGAGCTTGGTGGTCAGTTAGCTTCGTACTCTTACCTGAATATTAGTTCACTGGAGGAAGATATGGTGCAGGAGGTACGATCTAGCATGGAGTCAGGGGAGCTTAAGCCTACGTTTAAGGACATTAAAGATATTAGTATAGCTAAGGCTAACTCCGCTAGGGAGGCTTTATTAGCTAGGGGTGAAGCTACGAGTATTAACAGGGAGGAGAAGGTTTACACTGACGAGGATTACAGGGAGCTAATGGAGAAGGCTAAGAACAAGATGAAAGAAGCTCAGGTAATAGATTTAGAAGATGAACGGTAAAGGCGACAGAAACAGGACTACTGACTGGGAAAAGTTTTACGATGGGTACAATAAGGTATTTCGCCCTAAGGAGCCTTTTTATAAGGACATCAAGAAGTACGAGAGTAGATTTAGAAATAAAGATATAGAAAAAACGCCTTTTAAGGCAGACCCAATTAAGCACGATATAAGAAGAGTCCTTTAATGAATAAAAACTTTGATTTAGTTCATAAATCCTTAGATACCATTACTCCAGATTGGCAGACTGTTTTAGTAGCTACTGTTACGGAAAGTGGTTTCGAGTACGATATTTTTAACAAAATGGAAGAAAAACACTTCCAGGAAAACTTAGCTGTCTTATTGGCCTTAGTTGCTAAGAAGTCCTTACAGGAGCTAGAAAGAATAGACTGGTTGGACAATTAAATTTACTGAACATCCTTTACTTGTTCCTCCTACAGCAGAGGAAATTGTCTGGCTGTACGAGAACGACCTTAACCTGCTTAAAGAGCTACACAAGGCTCATGAAAGCAGGATTAAGGCATCTGAGGACGATCCTATTCGTCATGGCTTTAATTTGCCTGGATGGGAGCGCATAAAGGAAGGACTGCAAGAGTACAACGAGTGTTTAGTCCTTGGCGGTAACAGATCAGGCAAGACTACAGGCTTTGCTAAGATTGTCATGGAGGCAGTGACTGAAAGCAATGATGGTCACTTAGTATGCTTTAGTCAGAACGAGGATACTTCCATTAAGGTGCAGCAAGCAGCTATCTGGGAGATGATGCCTAAAGAGTTCAAGAAGAAGACTAAGAGCATCGAAGGGTACATTAATTACAGTATGCAGAACGGGTTCACGGCTAAGAGCTTTATCTTCCCTGATACCCGTACCCGTGTAGACTTCAAGACGTACACCCAGTTCAGCAACAACCAGACTATTCTTGAAGGTTTTGAGTTCGGATTTCCTGATGCTAAGGGCTTGAACATAGGTGCTTGGTTAGATGAGTACCTTGGGGATGCTTCATTGGTAAACACCCTTAGGTTCCGACTAGCTACTAGGGATGCTAAAATGGGCATAGGCTTTACTCCGATTGATGGCTATACTCCCTTCGTGGCAGAGTACCTAAAGGATGTAGAAACGCTACAAACTCGTCATGGTATCCTAATAAATAGGGAAGTTCCTATCAAGCAGTACAGTCCATCTAGGGATGCTTCAGTGGTGTATCTGCACTCAGACGAAAACCCCTTTGGAGGTTACGAGCGTATTGCTAAGGATCTTAGAGGCAGACCAGAGGAAGAGATACTAGTTCGTGCTTACGGGATACCTGTAAAGAGCATGACTTCTTTGCTGCCGTTGTTTAATACTGAGGTAAATGTACTGAATGAGGAGCCAAATAAATACGGGATGTCCTTCCCTGACATTTCTGACCAGCACAGGTACACTTGTTATCAGGTAGTTGACCCAGCAGGTGCTAGAAATTACGTAGCGATATGGGCAGGAGTAAATGAAAAGGGGGATGTGTACATCCGTAAAGAGTGGCCTGATAGGAATTGTTACGGGGAATGGGCGATATTTGGAGATCCTAAGTGGCGTTACGGTCCTGCATCGAAGAAGATAGGGTATAACGTACAAGGATATGTTGATCTGTTTGAAGAAATAGAGGAAGATATTGGGATAGAGGTATTTGAGCGTATAGGTGATAGTCGTTACTTCGCTAAGGAGAACTCTGACAACGATGACTTGTTTACCGAGTTCGACGATTGTGGCATGACCTTTATTCCGTCTGATGGAAGGATGGAGGAGATAGGCATTAGCGCTATAGACGAGTGGTTTAGCTACAACCCGAATGTACCGATAGATTCCGCTAATCGCCCCAGGTGCTACATTCACGAGGACTGCGGAAACCTAATAGACTCTCTAATTAACTATAACGCTTCTGGTAAGGCAGATGAGCCACTGAAGGACTTCTTTGACATTATTCGGTATTTGCGAATGGCGAATGGTGGAGATGGTCCAGATCATGTGCTTTCTAGGAGCATGATGACAACCAAAGTAGGATCAGGATATTAATTATGGCTAAAGTAAAATTAACTAAACTAGCAGCTCAGTTCGCCCAAGACTTCGATTCGTTCTTTGAACTAGCCAAGAGCAAGCTATCTGCCGATATGCTTACTGGCAGAGGAAAGAATACTTGGGTAGACGAGGAAGGTCAAAAAATCCTAATTGACTGTATGTACGTCGAGGAGATTGTTCCTAAGCATTACAAAGGCAAAGTACTAGCAGATGCTCCTAACCCAAGCTATGTGTTCGCGTACATAGATGAAATCAAGATGAAGGTTCCAGTTGTTATTGCCAGGAAACACAAAGGGAAAATGAAGGGGAAGACAATAACAATCGAGATGATAGAAGATGTCCGAGGACGGAGTTATAGATACGTTGCGTGAGTTAGTCCTTGACCCAGATTTTATAGAAGAGCAAGTGGATAGGCTTCTTGCTTGGGAAATATTTGTAAGGTACATTAAAGGTGAAGATCAACAGTTTATGAACCCATCAGAATTGTGTGATAGAATAGGTGTACATAAGTGGTACATTAACCACCTTCTAGAAGACATTAAAAAATCAAAAAGATTTTATGCAAAGTGATTCAGTTTCAGAGTCACTAACCTACGTTAGTGCTGAACCAGATATAGAGTCCCTTCGTTATGCTTATGACCAGTCAGTGGTTGAGCTTGAAGCGTACTTTGATCTGTGCAGAGAGAGTTATGACGAACGCCGTAATTGGTGGCCTGGAAAGAGCAGGGATCTTCGCAAGCACGGTGCTGATGCTTTCCCCTGGGAAGGTGCATCTGACATGGAGAGTCATGTTATTGATGAGCGAATCACTCGCCTTGTATCCCTCTTTATGGCTTCTTTGTCTAGGGCTAACATTAGGGCTTTTCCAGTAGAGGTTCAGGATGTAGGCAGGGCTAAGATAGTTTCTAACTTTCTTAAGTGGATGATTTCCTCTGGGTACATTTCCCGTTTTAATAGAGAAATGGAACTAGGGGCTAATTACTTGCTAGAGCGTGGATTGCTTATCAGCTACGTAGGTTGGCACTCAGAGGACAGGAAGTTCCTTCAGAGGCTGGACCTTAATCAGATTGCCCAAGTTAGCCCTGAGTTAGCAGAGATGATCCTTTCTGGGCAGAACGAAGATCAGATGGTATCTATGCTGCAACGCACGTTTGATGGCGTTACAGTTAAGCGAGCAAAGAAGGCACTAGCTGAACTAGCGGATGTTGGCTCTGCTGAGTTGCCAGTTGTTCGTCGTCAGGTAAATGCACCAGAGGTAAAGACATTAGCTCCTGATGGGGACTTTATTTTTCCTCCGTATGTTACAGATCCACAACGTGCGCCTTACTGTTTCTGGAAAACGTACTACACTGCACAGGAGCTAGAAAATAAAATAGCTACTGACGGATGGAACGAGGATTTTGTTGATTTGGTCATAGATAGATACCGTGGTGTAAATATAGACTCTATAGAAAGGGAGCAGGAGGGACGGCGCTCTTTGAGCCTTACTGATA